TTGCCAAGCTGTTTCCACTTACTTACAGAGAACACGTCCTTAGCCGCGTTCCACACAGCATTAAATTTGTTCTTCCAATAGCTCAGAGTGAACTTCGGAGCCACGTTGGATCTGAACCAAGATACGATCGAAGACCACAGGTTCGTGATCGTTGTCTTTACGCTGTTCAGCTTCGTGGAAACGCCCTGCTTGATACCGTCAATCTTGTTGCTCCAATACAACTTAGTGAACTTGGGTGCGACATTAGTTGAGAACCAAGACTTGATGGCGTTCCATTTGCTGGAAATCGCGGTTCTTACCTCGTCGAGTTTCTGCGTAACACCCTGTTTGATACCGTCCCACTTGGCTTTCCAGTATTCCTTCGTCAGCTTAGGAGCAACATTCGTTTTGAACCACGACACGATTGCGTTCCACTTCTCGCTGATATTAGATTTAATCTCAGTGAGCTTTTCTACGGTTGCTTTACGTGCCTCTTCCCATTTCGCTACCCAAAACGCTTTCGTGAATTTCGGCGCAACGTTGGTCTGCCACCATTTTTTGATGTTTTCCCAAGCACTGGAAATACCGGACTTCAAGCCTTCAACGATATACTTGCCGATCTCGGCAAAAACCTTAGAAGGGGAGGCGATGCCCAACGCATCCTTAAAGCCCTGCACGAATCCGTCAATGAACTCGCCAACACCTTTCCAGAACTCGTTCCAAGAATCCTTGATACCCTGCAAGATTCCCAGCACGATCTCGACACCGATCTGTTTCATGTCGCCTATCCACGCAGGGAGTTCCACGAAAAAGAACGAGAACAAACTGGAAAAGAACGCGGGGATTTCTTCGGTAAAGAACGAAAGTACGCCAGAGAAAAACGCGGGAACCTTCTCGCTCCAAAACGTATTCCACTTCTCTTTCACGTCGTCGATAAACTCAGGGATTTTTTCCTTAAAAAACGTAGGAAGCGTATCTGTCCAGAATGTGTTCCACCCCTTCTTGATGTTCTTCCACGTTTCAGAGAACCATTCACCGGCGTTCTTGAAGGCTTTACCTACACGCTGACCCATGTTGTAGCCGATGCCAGCCCAATCGATAGCGTCGATGTCTGCCTTCAAATCATCGAAGAAACCGATAATATCGTCTCTCACGCCGGAAAACCAATCCTTCACATTGCCCATAGCTTTGCGAACGATTTTGCCGAGGTCGAACTTTTCCCACCATTTTTGTACCGCTTTCTTGACTCCACTGAACCATTTGGGCACAGATTCCGTGAAAAACTTTTTCACTTCATCCCAATGAGTAGCCGCCCAAATTGCAGCCACAATAGCCGCGATGATCGCAGCCACAATAGCCGCAGCCCAACCCACGCTCACACCAAGCGCAGAAGCGACAGCACCAAGCGCGGTCGTAATGGCAGAGGTAATAGCGGGTACAAGAGTGCTACCAATCCACGAAGCGGCAGAGGTAACGGCAGAAGTCAAAGCCGGAACAAACGTGGCTGTAATCCACTTAGATGCAGTAGATAACACTACGCTCGTTTTAGGAAACATGAACGTAAGAGCACTCTTTGCTGCGGACGACCCCTTTAATGCGCCGAAAATCGCTGCGAGCGTAGTGCCAAGCTTTGAAGCCTTTATCAGCTTTATAACGCCCCAAATTTTCCCTAACCAGGTACCCAATTTTACGAGTCCAACGGTCGCAAGTGCGGCCTTTACCGCCCAATTATCAAAGAGATCGAGGATGCTCTTCTTAATTTCGTCAACCTGGTTTTTGACGTTGCCAAACATCGACTCGTCCCACACGCTGTCAACGTCGAGATCCTCGAAACCGCCACCAACGCCTGCGCCTGCGGCACCTGCGGTACTACCGGTATTTGGGTTAATCACGTTCAGCTCGTCGAAGCCCATCGTGTAGCTCTTCAGAGCCTTCGCCGCTTTTCCAGCATCGGTAAGCGAATCGGTTGCAGCACCGGCTTCCTCAGTCAAACCACCCATGCTGGTACCACGGCTCCAATCGATCTTGAACAGCTCAATACCGAAGAACTTCGCAATAACCTCTACCGCATCAGTGAGAATCTGCACGAACGCGATAAGGTACGGAACAACGGTAGTGAGAATAGGAAGGAACAACTGACCGAGCGTCTGCGAAAACAGTTTGAACTGCTGCGACAGGGTACGCACAACACCTTCTGCCGTTTTCATCTCGGCAGCATACACGCCGATGATATTCTTATCCATCGCCTGATCCACAAGCGTCAAATAACGCAGATACGACTTCTGTGCTTCGGACGACTTCTGCGTACTGTACGCAAGACCGTGGTTAGCTGCCGTGATCGCCAACTGACTATCAACGATGGTGAAACCGGCTCTACGGATAGGCTCGACTTCGCCTGCAATAGCGGAACGGACTGCTGCAATAGCACCTTCCTCGCCGCCAAGAGACTTATACACGTCGTTGTAGGCCGCCCAAATATCGTAAGCAAGTTCGGTATAACCGATAGCCATCTTACCCGCGTCTCTCTCGTTAATACCGAAACCCTTCAGCATTTCAGCAAACAGGGAGCTGTTCTGCATAAACTCCTGTTTGTTAATCAACAAACCCTCGCTGAGTTTTTCGATCCACGCAAGAGATTCCTGTGCGCTCTCACCAAACGCTCTGCCGAAACGAGCCTGAATACCGTCCCACTCGATAGCAAGAGACATAAACTCTTTAATCTGCGTGATGACAGTTTGCAACGCAGCAACATACGACTGGATATTGAAAATCACAGACGAGATATTAAAACTCGTCGCGTTAAGCGCCTCACCGTGTTTATGCTGTGTTGCCGCCGCCTTTTGGGTAGCGGAAGCTAGTTTATTTGTTCCTGTGACGATCTTTTGAATCTTCGTAGGAAGTCTGTTGAACGCCGTGCCCACCTCATTCAGCCGTGTGGACAGGGGAGCGAGAGCCGCAGCCAGCTTGTTCATTTTAAGCGTGAACTCGTCCAACGCGGCATTGTTCATCGCCGCCATAACATCGGGGATCTTCTTTAGCGCGTTAACAGCACTCGTGAGACCCGTGAGCTTTCCGATGCCCTGTAACTTAGAAAATGAAGTGCCGATACGCTCCACATTCTGCAAGCCAGGAGAAACATTTTTTAATCCGTCCAATGCGGTTTTCAACTTCGTAAGGTTGTTTACCGTGGTGGTAAGCTTACTGCTCTCTTTCAGTTTTCCGAGCGCGATCGCAAGCCGCTCAATGCTATTTGTAGCCTCGATAGCAGAGGCATCTACTTTAATGCTTACAGAGGTGATACTATCAAGCATCGTTCGTCACCTCCTTGACGTTAATTTCGATATACCGTCCCATCTGCGCCGATGATCCCCTCAAAGGTCGCTGTGATGGAATAGATTTCCGCGTTATAAATCGCGGGTGTAGAAGTGTAGGTTCTCGCAATCAATCCAAGTTCCATAAGCACATCGTCCACGGTGGCGTAGATTTTTCTTGCCTCCGCGCGTTTACCGGATGCCTTGTTAGAGAAAACCTGCACACGATACGCAACTTCTGCGTATTTATTTTTCAACGCGCTATCCATGTGGGTAGGCACGTTGGAAATTTCATCGATAGTTACACAAGGGAATTTTGCAGGGTTCGGATCATACTCGCCCTTAACCGTAATCCCCTTATATGTAGAACGGAGGCTTGTCGCCACAGCGTTGAAAATCTCATTAGAAAAATCAATCACGAGCTAAAAACCTCCTTTGCAATCTTCGTCATTTGTTCTGTTATCGCTTGTGCCGCCTTATACATAGCCATCGCAGGGGGATTACCATACGAGTGCTTATCGTGAGCGTACCACCAACCCTTTTCGTTATCCCAATGACCGTTACCATCGGGATAAGTACCAGGGCCAACGCCGAGTTCGTTTGCCAAAGGGTGTCCATATCCATACTTCGCACCGGAACCAAACTCAATGAACGCCACACTTTCACCCTCGGCGTAAATCACAGCAACACTGCCCGTGTTATCCACACGAACGGTTACGTCGTTTGTGCCGTCATATTTAGCACCGCTAAACTCGATTCTTGCTACCTCGGCCCCAATGTCAGCCAAGCGTTGGCGAAGTTCGCGCTCTTTTGTTTCAATCCACTTCTGATACTGACGAAGCTCTTTAATGGCATTGTTGATACTCTTGTTCGTCAACTCCACCTCAATGGTCTTACCCACGCTTCGACACCTCCCGCAGCGCTACAAGGAAGCCGTTCTTGCTGTCAGCCACACGCGCTACGACGTAGTTATTGTTGTCGCCGTCCACATTCGGTTCGACGCTAAACCACACCTTGTCGCCTTCAGAGAGGGGACAGGTATCGCCCGTCAAGCTGACAGTACGGCTATACTCGGTCTGCGATCCGAACGCATCGACCGCATCTTGACCAATGTTTGCGCTGACGTTGGCGCGCAGTAGGGTAGGGGAGCCGTAAATCGTCCGCACTTCCAGCGTATCGTTGCCGTACTCGTCCAAAATCGGCTCTTTACCTACCACTGCTGCGTACCAAAAACCTCTTTTATTTCTCTCCAGACTACGCATTAGGCATCACGCTCCCGCAGTGAGGTACGATCATGCTCAGTAGCCTGTTCTTTTCGGGCCAGCTACGGTTAATGCCGTTTTCGCCGTGACCCGTCTGACCCTCCGCGCCACGCTGGGTATACAGCTCTACTGCGAGCTGAATCTGAATTTCTTCGTATCGCGTAGGAACGAGCATATCCTCAGCGTAGCCGAAGGGGTACATACGGTTCAAAACGAGAGACCCAGCAGAGGACAGCAGGCTATCCAGCACGTCATCGTTTTCTGTATCCGGTTCGATTCTGATTGCCAGCTCAACTCTCTTTTCAAGATCCGTCATTTTAGCCGCCTCCGAGTTTTTTGTTTACGCTCAACGCTCTCGCGGTGAACGCTGCCTTAATTTTTTCCTCTTTCGCCTTACGTTCGCGTTCGCGAAGCTCTCGTGCCTCGTCAATCGTGATCGGGC